GTGCCTGGTGCTAATCCGTAATTATAAGCCATTTGTTTTTTTCTCCTTAATTAATTTTAGAGGGTGGAAAAACCGCTAGGTCAGAGCCACCCCCAAGTCTTGTTATACTACCTTCTAATAATAATTGTAAAGGTAGCAATGATAGCGTTTGCTCCTGCACCGTCAGTTGCTAATTCAATGTAATCATCTTCAGAGCAAGTATTTGCTCCAGTTGGCTCACAAGAATCAACATCTCCAGCAGCCGATCCAGATTGTGTAATCGTAATCGTACCACCAGTAATCGCAGTTCCGTTAATTTTTGATGTTATTACTGTATCAGAAGTAATAAAAGCACCATCAATAACTGATTGGATTTTAATGACCCTTCCACCATCAGGTACTGGTACATAGACCGACCCAGCAGTGTTAATAGTAGTCATTTTAACGGTTATGAAATAATCGTTAAGTGTTCTCATATTTTTTTCCTCATTGTTCCGCCCTCAATCTAATCTAAGGACTTCAATGTTAATATAAATGCAAGGGGAGCAGATTTTTTAGATTACTCCCCTCACACCGTTAGATATTACGAAGTAGTTACGTCTGTAATTAATCCGCTTGATCCTTCATTCTTTGCTTCAAGAGTGTATTCAACTACTAAGAACCTTTGATCTGCATCCGCAGTTTGAGCAGGTTTTTGTAATTTGAAATCCCTCAAGAACGATACTGCCCAGAAATCCATTTCTAGGAGTAAAACATCTTGTCCTCTTCTAACAGCACTTGCGTTGGCTTTTCTAATCCAACGATTCGGTATGACTTGCATCGTACCAAAATCTGATTCGTAAACATCAATAGAAGTCATAAGTCTTTTATCTTCTGCTTTGTCGAATCTAGTTGCACCACCTGTGAAGAAAGATAGTTTTTGTTTATTGAAGCCATTAAGCATAATGACATTAGGGTTTCCACCATTGTCCCAAGTAGTCTTCAAAGTTGAACGCAGTAAAGTTTCTGTGAACGCCCTTTGAGTACCATCTGTTCTAATGGCTCCTGCACCAGCTCCTGATCCGCCAGTTCCAGCAGATACATTAGAGGTCATCCAAGTGACAACTCCTCCTAATGCTCTTGCAGTCGTAGCGTTTCCAGCCGCAGCAGCAACATTAGCTAAAAGAGCATTTTCCATATCTCTTTTTAGTTCTTTTGCTGATTTTGCAACCTGGTATGCCAACTCAGTATTTCTACCAGCCGTATTAACTGCATCGTCTGTTGCAGATACTTGACAAGCCTTAGTAGAGATTTGAGTGTAGTTTCCAACCTTAGTTGTAGAAGTAAGCGTAGGATATGAAATCGTAGCTCCTTCAACTTTAGCGTTGGCAGCAACAGCAGTTAAAGTGTCCGTCTGCCATTGGTGTAATGTATTGGTAGCTTTGTTCTTACCAACACCTGACATGAAAGGAGTATCTGTAGGAGATATATTATAAATAATATCCGCTAAGTCTTCCCTTATGCCTGTTGTAGTATATGTCTGTAATACAGCCATTGTTTGTCTCCGTTGTTAAGTGTTACATAAATTTCGCCAAAAGATTTGTAGCATCTCTAGGATTACCACTTCTCTTTAGACGGTTTATTTGATCCAACCTTAACTGACTGATTTTTTCATCCTTCGTTTCTTTAATGCCTGACCTAACCACTTTTGTAGGTTTAACAATTTTTTTAGCCAAATTTGGTTTAGGCCTATTTATATTGTTACGATGGCTCATGCCATCTACAACCACATCAAACATTCGGCTATCATAAATTCCAGAAATTTCTTGATCGTTAAAACCTCTTTCCACCATGTAGTTTCGTAAGTTCGTTTTTAAGGTAGCTCCTTTTACAGGATCTGTAAAATCAGGATATTTTAAATTTACCTTCTTTTGTTCTTCCCTTAAAACATTCTGTAGCTGGTCATTTTGATGAGTGCGTAGCTTTCTTTGAGCTGTGACGATGTTTTCTTTTCTTCGTCTTATTTTTCTCTCAATTTTCGCAGCTTCAGTTGGGTCTTCGTCAAATAGTTTATCTAACTCTTTTGAGTTTATTTCACTATTTATTTCAGCGTTTAAAGTTGCTGTTAGATTATTCAAATCTTCAATCTTGGTTGAATAGTCTTTTGTAAGACGATCTTTGTCAGAAGTTAATTGTCTTTTTTCAATAGCCAATTCCTCTGTCTTGCGTCTATAGTCGGCATCTTTTTGATAACCTGCTTTTAGTTCATCAAGGTTAACATCGATCTTTTCACCATTCACTGTGACTTGGTGTAGATCGGTTACTTGAGTTTCTTCAGCGTTTTCCGCTTCGGATGCTTGTACTTGATCTTCAACTTCCTGAGTTTTTTCCTCAGTTTGAGTTTCAGATTGTGGTTGATCTTCAGATTTTTTTTCAGAAGTTTCCTTTTCAGGTTTAACTTCTACTTCTTTCTTTATATCAACCTTGTCTGCTTTTGCTTTTTGAGGTTCGTCAGTTATCGATTTGTTAATACTCTTTTGATCTAACAATCCCTCAACTGCATTAGCAGCACCTTGCATTGTCTTAGTAGACAATAATGGATTTGCGTCAGACATAAATGTCCTCCTGTGGTTAAGCTCCCTGATTTGGGTTGGCTTATTCTAACCTTGATGATTAGAATTACTTTTCTTTAGAAGTCTGGAATTCAGC